GCCGGGCCGGATGCCTGACTGCCCGGTCAGCGTGGCGTTGGGCGTGTTCTGGATCGTTGCCATCACTCACCTCGCTTCTTGCCGGGGATGGCGGTCGCATCCTCGACGGCGAGCGCCGAGCGGTAGGACGGGTCGATGGGCTTGAACAGGTGCGGCCACTTGCGGTAGACGGGATCGTCCCCCCGGACACGGGTGACGTTCCTGCGCCCGCTGAACGGGAGGTCGGGGTCCGCACTCACGAAAGGCTCCGCGCAGACGTACCACGTCTCGTGGGGGTCGGTCGCCATGTGACTCTCCGTAGGTGGTGGGGCCGAGCGAGATGCCCGGCCCCACCGTTCAGGTCTTACTTGCCGCGGAAGATGCAGGCGGCGCGGCCGGCGCCGAGGGTGACGAGGCCGATGCCGACGGAGGTATTCCTCCACCACGCGTAGACCATGCGCTGCCCCGTCGGGAAGCCGGTGGTCGCGTCGAGGAAGTTGGGGATGAGCTCAAGGTTCATCCCGATGCGGTCGATGACCACGAACCGCTCACGGTTCGCGAGGATGGCGACCTTCTCGGTCGTCGCCATCGTGCCATCAGGCAGGCCGCCGACCTCGTAGGCCGGGTGGCCCAGGAGGTTGCCGAGGCGGCCGTTGTTCGCGAAGGTGCCGACCGCGCCGCCCTGGGTGAGGTTGTCGACCCAGAGGCCGGCGCCGCCCGCGGTATCGATGGCGCGGACGAGGCTGTAGAAGTACGGGCTGCCGAGCCAGACGCACCCGGCGCGATAGCGCGGGCCAACGTTGGCCTCGAGCGCGTAGAGGTCCTTGGGCACGATCACGAGGGTCGTGGCCGTGTCGAGGAAGTTGAGGGTGAAGGCCGTGAAGATGCCCTGCGGGTAGATGGTCGAGCCAGCGCCCGTGGTGAACTGGACCGACTCGAGGACATCCTTGGCATCGCTGATCTCGCGGGCCAGCTCGGCCTCGAGGCCGGGATAGTCCGACTGGATCTCGGTCGAGAACGTCGCGACCGTGTGCGCCTTCTGGATCAGGCGAGCCGGAGCCGTGAAGGACGGGGACATATCCGACGGGGCCACGGCCTCGCCGATGTACACCGCGGTCATGCCGGAGCTGACCATCGGGCGCCAGTCGTTGCTCGTCGTCTTGACGACGCGGAACGCCTCGCGGTACGGGTTGACGGCGCCGGCCGTGTTGATCTGCATCGTCGTGTCGAGGTCGTAGGGGACCGCGACGTTGGAGAGGGTGACGAGCGCGGCGCGCGTCTCTTCGAAGGACGCCTGCTCTTCGGCCGTGAACGACTGGCCGAGGAGGTGCTTGCGGAACGCCCGGCGGTAGGCGGGGTTGCCGGTGTAGAGGACCCGCTTCGCGACCTCGACCGGCTCGCACTGATCGCGCCCGTCGAGCAGCTCGGCGACGTCGCTCTGGCCCGACTGCTTGGGGAACCGAGCATTCCCGAACGAGGCGCCCTCAACGGATCGCATCGCGCTGTCGCGCATGTTGGACGCGAACTGCGCTTCGTTGCGGGACTCCCGCCGGACCCGCTGGACGTCGTAGATGCTCGCGAGATCGCGGGTCTTGATGACGTTGACGGGCGGGGGGGCCCAGCCGGTCAGCGTGTCATCGATGATCTGCGCGCGGTAGGTCTTCCCGAGCTCCCGCCGACGGGCGTCGATCGCGTCGACCGCCTCGAGGAGTTGTTTCTTCTCGGCGACGTACTCGTCCCAGCGGGCCTGCGGCTCGTCGGGGAGCTTGCCGTCGTACTGCGAGTCGAGCGTCTCGAGCTCGCGCTCGATCTCCCCGACGCGCGTGACCTTCTCGTCACGGGTGGGATAGAGGCTGATGTCTGCCACTTGCTTGTCCTCTAGCTGAGTGCTGACGACGATGACCGGCTCGTCGCGGCGCTCCGGCTCGAGGTGCGGCTCTTCGGCCGCGGCGTCGAGGGAGGGTGCTTCCGGCTCGGTGGGTGGGGCGCCGCGCATCTCGTCGGTCATCGACCGCAGAGCAGCGGAAGCGCCCGCGTAGGCAGGCCAGGTGACGGGGCCGAGCTCGTACAGCCGAGCCTCGATCACCGTGCGTTCGGGGAGGCCGGTGGGGTTGTGAGGCCCTGCCTTGGGCTTCGGGGCCCACTCCTCACGGACGACGCTGAAGCGATGTGAGGCGCCGTAGACGCCCTTGCGGAGACCATCGACGACGAGCGGAGGGACGCCATCGAGGATCTCGCCTCGTGCGTACGGGCTCGTCTCGTCCTCGCCGACCTCGTCGGTCGTGGCGATCAGCTTCTCGCCGATCTCGGGGTCCTTGCCGTGCTGGAAGAGCATCTTGGGCTTCTGTTCGGCCATCGTCTTGCGGTACGCCGACCGGCTGAACCGCTCCATGAAGTGCCCTTCGACGACGGAGTTGATCTCGGCCCACTCGTCATGCGGTGCGAGCCGGATGGTGAGCGTCTTCCCGTCGGGGGCCGTCGCGCCGCCCGGCATGGCCCGGTAGAGATCGTCCCTCGGGGGTGCTGTCGGTTCGGTCATTCCTACGGCCCTCCTGTGGGCGGCGCCACATCGTCGGCGGCGCCCGCGACGAACGGCTTGAGCTGGTCGGGGATGGCGCCCGGATCGGGCTGGGGCGGCCCGTCGGGCTGGGGCGGCTGGAGCTGAACGGAGAAGAGGCCCGAGTGCTTGCCCCTCAGCCGGCCGAGGTCGTTCGCGGTGATCGCCTCGATGGCCGCATCGGGGTCGAAGCCCGCGTCGAGCAGCGCCTTGATGCTCTGGGCGTTCGTGCTCTGGATGGTCGACTGGTCGAGCTGGTCGTCCTGGAGGAACTTGATGTCCCGGTCGTCAATCCAGAGCTCGGACATCGGCGGGGGCGGGACGATCGTGGCGAGCGAGCCGCAGACGTTCCGCCAGAGCGTCCGCATCGTGAGGTCGGAGAACGCCCGGCGCGCCTGGCCGTAGTTGCTGTACGTCGCGGCGGCGAGCCCCTCGGACAGTCCGACGATGATCGGCGGGACGCCACCGGCCGCGGCGATCCTCGTCTCGCCGGCGCCCTGGACCGTCTTGAAGTCCATCTGCTGGAGGTCCTTGCCGACGACCTCTACCTTCGCGCCGGCGCCGAGGTAGATCGTCCGGTAGGCGTTCTCATAGCCCTCGTGCTTGCCCTTGAACGTCTCGACCCACGTGTCGAACGCGGCCTTGGTCACGTTCGGGTCGAGGCTCACGACCATGTTCGGCGTCGCCCCCTGCTGGAGGAACATCGCCTTGTGGTCGGTCATCGCCGTGTCGGCGCCGATCTCGCGCATGATCGGTGTGAGCCAGCTCATCCCGCGATACGGGCTGAGCGGGTCGGGGATCGGCGCGAAGTGGGCGACCTCTTCGGTGAGGAGCGCGACCGGCGCCTGCCCGGCAGCGGGCCCGTCCGGCTGGTAGATGTAGCCGAGCACCTCGGAGCCGACGTTCCACGGGCCGGCGTCGGTGCCGACGGAGCCCATGACGATCGTCACCCAGTCGGGACGCAGCCGCGTGAGCCGACCACCACGCCGGGCGATGTAGGAGTTCCCCGCGAGGTCCGCGTCCTGGATCATGTGGGCGAGGAGGTCGCCGGTGGTGCCGTTGGGCCACGGCACCTCGAGGATCCGGAGCGCCGGCGTCCCGAAGAGGTCGCCCGGCCCGCCGGTGCGGACCTGCCGCCACTGGAAGCGGGCCTCGGTGAAGAGGCTCATCCGCGCCCGCATGACGGCGAAGACGATGGGGTTGGACTTGTACGCCCACGTCACGAGGCCGCTGTAGCCAGGGTCCGGCAACTCCTTGTTGCCGACGAGCGTCTGGTTCAGGTTCAGCGGGTAGATGTGCCCGCCGAAGTTGAGGAACGGCCAGATGTCCCGGGTCGGCGTCGGCACCGGCGCGAAGAAGGTCCTAACGCGGTCGATCATCCCCATGCGATCAGGACCTCGTGTTCGGGTGGAGTGACGGCGTGGTGCATCGCCCGGATGTAGGCGGCGATGGCGGCCACGGCGAGGTCGATCTTGCGTGCGCTCGCGCTCGTGTCCTTCACGACCCGGGGGCCGAGGCGGTCGATCTTCACGCGGGCGTTGCGGAAGTGGCGCTCGAGGCGGGCGTCGCCCGAGTGCGTGAGCTTGCCCGCGACGATGGCGTCATAGACCGCGGCGCAGGCTGGGACCATGCGGGCGGGGCTGCCCATCGCGAACTCGACGACCGGGATACCCTCGCCGGCGAGCCGCTGTAGGTTCTCGGCCCAGCGGTACGGGTCAGCCGCCACCTCGAGGACGGTGTACGTCCGACAGACCTCACGGATACGCTCCTCGACCCCTGCCATGTCGACGCGCCAGTGCGGATCGTCCTCGGGCCGCTCCCAGTGGCCCATGACCTCGAGGTGCCCATCGAGCGTGCAGCCCACGAGCGCCGTGCTGTCGTTGCTGAACGACCCGTCGAAGCCGAGCGTGATCGGCTCCGCGGCGGAGATGGCGCGGTCCGGCACCGCCCGGGCCTCAAACACGCCGGTCGGGAGCCACGCGGTGTACGTGTTCACCCATTGGTTGAGCCGCTTCGTGCGGAACTCCGGCTCGGGCGTCCGCCCGTTCGCCGCGCTCTCGAAGTCGGCCTCGGCCACGATGTCCCCGAAGCCTGGGTTGGCCGCCTTCCAGACGGCCTTGCTGCGGTGGTCCGCGTTCTCGGGTGCGCCCCACCACGCGAAGTAGAACGACGGGTCGTAGAGCTCGCCCGAGGCGACCCGGAGGCCGTGCTCGTAGAGCCGGAATGCGAGGCTGTCCTGCCCGTTCGTGTCGGTCCGCACGCCGGCGGTCGTGATGCCGACCATGAGCGGCTCGGGACGGGCGCCCATCGCGAGCGCGAAGACGTCCCAGAGCGCCTGGTCGATGACATGGACCTCGTCGATGAGGGTGAGCGTCGGGCTCAGGCCCTCTTTCAGCGGCGCCTCGGAGCTCACGACGCGCCAGACGGAGCCCGAGTCCGTCACCTCGATCGCGTCCCGGTAGAGCTTCGTCACCGCCCGGAGCTCGGGGTCCATCTCGACCATCCGGCGCCCGGTGCTGAATGTGATGCGCGCCTGGGGCGTGTCGCCGGCTACGGAGTAGATCTCGCCGCCCGGCTTGCCGAGGAAGAGGCTCGCGAGCGCGACGCTGGAGAGGATCGCGCTCTTGCCGTTCTTGCGGGGGACGCCGATATAGGCGGTGCGGTGGCGGAAGCGTCCGTCGGCTCGCTCGGCGAGGAGGTCGTCGAGGAGCTGGCGCTGCCACGGACGGAGGCGGATGACCGTCCCGACCGACCCGCCGATGCTGTCTTTGACGATGCGGCAGTACGTCTCGATGAACTCGGCATAGTCGCCGGCGCGGGTCGGTCCGGGCGGGACTGGGGTGAGGTGGAGCGGCGGCCACCCGCCGATGCGCGGAGCCGCTCGAGCGTGGTCTCGGCTTTCACCGCGGCGACCCCGAGTCGGCTGCGGTCGGTCGGCGTAAGCCCCGCGAGCGAGAGCCATCTGGTCAGGTTGTCCTCGACTTGGCCGAGCCGCTTCGCGACACTCAGGTTGGAGAAGTCGGACGCGATCCAGCGCGCCCGGAGGAGCTCGTACTCGGCCCAGCCGTGCTCGATCAGACGGAGCAGGCCGAGTTGGTCGGTCCGGGCGAGCCATGCGCTGGCGCCGGCGTCCATGAACGCCTGGCCGATGGGGCCGAGTTCGGTGATCACCTCGGGATCGGCCGCCGGGACGACCGCGAGCATATTGACGGGCGGCAGTGGGCGCTTGCCGGGGTTCCCGAGCCGCCGCTTCTGTTCGATAGGGGTCGGCGGCCTACCGCGCACAATGTGTACCTCGGGACTCATAGTTTCGCGGCGGTGTGAGAAGGGC